CGCAACATCGGTCTCGACCACATCGCGTGGATCGGCATCCCCGAGCCGCCCGAGCCCGTCGAGGAGGAGCCCGCTGAGCCCGGCCAGCCCGAACCGGAGCCCGTGGTCAAGGCCATCAAGGCGCGGCGCGTCGAAGTCGTGGGCGAGGTCCTGCCCGGGTTCGTGCCCGCCATGTCCGAGTTCCTCGCCGAGCAGCGGGAGCGGCTGGTCGCCAACGTCGAGCGCGAGTACGCGGGGCTCACCAAGGCGCAGCGCATGAAGGCAGAGCCCGCCGGATGGTGGGACCAGGCGCTCGAGGACCAGCTCCTGGGCGAGCAGCTCGACCGCCTCTACGTCCAGCTCAGCCGCTCGGCCCTGACCGTGGTATCGAACGAGGTCAACCGCGTCGTTACCAAGGACCGCATCCGGCGGGTCACCGCGAAGATGCTGGAGAGCGCGGGCGCGCGGATCACCGACATCAACGAGGCCACCCGCGAGGCGGCGCGCCTGACGCTCTCAATCGGCGTGCAGCGCGGCTACACGCTCGGCCAGCTCATCGGCGGCGTCCCGGCCGAGGGGTACAACGGCATCCGGTCGCTGGTCAACCCGGAGACCGGCAAGGCAATGTTTGACGCCTACCGCGCGGAGCTCGTGGCCCGGACCGAGACGATGCGGGCGTACAACGAGTCGGCCCTGTACGGCTATGCCGAGTACGACGTCAAGACCGTCATCGCGTCCGACGGCGACTATGACAACGAGTGCCGGGAGCGTGACGGGACGCCATTCTCCGTCGAGGATGCGCTGGAGATCGCGGACCACCCCAACGGCACGCTGGACTGGGTGCCCGTGGTGCCTGACCGGAAGGCCGTGGACGTGGTGCCCGAGCGGACCTACGTCGCCGAGATCAAGGTGCCATCCACCGTCGTCAACGTGGACATGGACCCCGTGACCTCCGTCCTGCGGACCGTCGTTGAGACCCAGGGAGCCACGAACGCGGCGCTGGCCGAGATGAACCGGCCGCGGAAGAAGATCATCCACCGCGACGAGCGCGGGCAGATCGTCAGCATCGAAGAAGTCTAGGAGCCCGACCGTGGCAGATACCACCAAGATCAGCAACGCCGCGGCCACGGCCGAGGCGGACGCCCTCGCGGGCCTCCTCGACAACGGCTACCTCCGCATCTACGACTCGACAGGCGGCACCGGCCAGCCCGCGACCGTGGACACGGCCATCGGCAGCCAAGTGCTGCTCGCCGAGCTCCGGTTCGCCAATCCGTCCGACGCGGGCGCGGCGAACGGCGTGATCACGTTCAGCGGGCTCACGGCCGACTCGGCCGCCAACGCCACGGGCACGGCGACGTGGTTCCGGGCGTTCAAGAGCGACGGCACGACGGCCGTGTGGGATGGCTCCGTGTCCACCGCGAGCGCAACGCTGAACCTGAACACCACGTCGATCGTCATCAACGCCAACGTCTCCGTGACCTCCCTGACCTTCACCGTCAACAAGGGCTGACCCCGTGGCTGATACCAAGATCAGCGCCCTCACCGCGGTCGTCACGCCGGCCACCACCGACGAGTTCGCCGTCAACCAGGGCAGCACGTCGAAGAAGATCACGCTCGCCCAGATCCTCGCGGGGTCGGCCGTTCCCGGCCCCGTCCCGGTCGGCGGCATCATCCTCTGGTCGGGCACGATCGCCTCGATCACGACCGGCTGGGCACTGTGCGACGGCACGGCCAACTCGCCCGGACCCGACCTCCGCGATCGGTTCGTCATCGGCGCCAAGCAGGACGACTCGGGCACGCCCAAGACGAACGTCACGGGCTCCCTGACTTCGACCGGCGGCGCAGCGACCCACGGGCACACCGCGACCTCGGCCGCGGTCAGCGCCCACAGCCTGTCCACCAACGTCGCGGTTGACGCGCACGCGCTGTCCACCAACGTGGCGGTGGATGCCCATACGCTGTCCACGAACGTGGCGCTGTCGGCTCACTCGCTGTCCACGAACGTGGCGATTGCCGACCATACCCTCACGACGTCCGCGGCTCGAACCTCGACGGCCTCATCCCGGGCGTTCGCCACCACGACGAGCCTGACGCACACGATCACGCAACCCGCGGTGGCGGCCCACACGATCACCCAGCCGGTCGTCTCGAACCACAGCATCACGCAGCCCGTCGTCCAGGCGCACAGCGTCACGCAGCCCGTGGTGGCAGCGCACACCGTGACCCAGCCGACGATCTCCACCGAGTCCGGGCTGCCGCCCTACTACGCGCTCGCCTACATCCAGCGCATGTCATAGCGAGGAGGTCACGCGCTCACCGTGGACCCGATGGAGAAGCTCACCCCCGACCTGTTCGGCCCCGAGGAGGACACGGTCCTCGTCGCCTGTCCGACCTATGACGGTCTCGCATCCTGCCTCGAAGAGTACCTCTCGGCGTACAAGGCCCTCAAGTGGCCGCGGCGCCAACTCATGCTCGTGGACAACACCCGCGACGGCGGCAAGTACGCTGCGTCGATCAAGGGCAAGGTGGAGGATGCCGGCGGCACCCTGCGCCGCATCGAGCCCAGCGACGACTGGGAGGACACGTTCAACCGGGCGTGGGGCCTGATCCTCACGCACGCGCTGTGGAACGGCTACACGTGGGTCCTCTCGCTGGAGCAGGACGTGATCGTGCCCGAGCTGACGCTCGACACGATGCTGAACGTGGCGGGCTACATCAAGGCGCCGTTCGTGACGCACACCTACCCCTACCACGGCGGGAAGCCGGGGTACTACCAGGGGCTCGGCTGCACGCTGATGAAGACGGAGCTTCTCAACGGGGCGCTCACCTACGTCTATAAGCGCATCCCGACGGTCGAGGGCGCCATCTACGACGTCGCCAAGCGGAACACCCACGCGGTCCTGCACCAGCTCCTGCCGATCGAGCACCGGGACGCCGACAACCGCCACTGGCAGTTCGAGAAGACGACCACGGACGACGTGCCCATCGTGTTCCCGGCCGATGAGCACTCCATCGGCATCGAGTCGTGAAGCTCGACATCGGGTCGCAGGACGCCCGTTACCAGGACTACACGACGGTCGATCTCTACGCCCCGGGCGCCGACATCAAGGCCGACGCGGGCGATCTGCCATTCGATGACAACTCGGTGGAGGCCATCTGGGCGAGCCATATCCTGGAGCACATCCGACCGGCCCGCGTTCAGGCGGTGCTGCGGGAGTGGCTCCGGGTCCTCCAGCCGGGCGGCACGCTGACGATCGCTGTACCCGACCTGGACGACGCCTGTCGGGCGTGGCTGGAACGCCGACCCGGCGCCCAGTCGATGATCTTCGGGGCATTCGAGGGCGAGGGCCAGACCCACTACCTCGGATGGGGGCCGCTGGAGATGCGCGACGAGCTCCGCGCCGCGGGCTTCAACATCGTGTCGGTCCAGACCTACCGCGAGACCGCAGACGACAACCTCGGCGGCACCTACTGGCATGACATGGTGAACATCTTCGCGATCGTGCGTAAACCGATGGGATGACCCGATGGCCGACCGCTACCTGATCGAGACCTCGGCGGTCGATGGCTATCTGCTCGAAGACGGGACGGGCGTCCTGCTCCTCGAGGGGGCCGAACCCGTCACGGGGACGGGCGCAGGCACCCAGACCGCGCAGTCGGGCTCGGGCAGCGCAACCGAGACGTTCGCCGGGACCGGGGCTGGCACAGGAACAGCACCGAGCGCCAGCGGCGCCGGCGTCGAGACGTTCACCGGCACGGGTGCCGGGACGGGCACTGCCTCGACGGCCTCGGGCTCGGGAACGGAGACATTCACCGGGACCGGAGCGGGCACGCAGACCACCCAGTCGGGCTCGGGTTCGGGCACCGAGGGCTTCACGGGCACGGGCGCGGGCACCGGAGCGGCCGGTACGGCCTCGGGCACCGGCATCGAGACGTTCACCGGGACCGGAGCCGGCACCCAGGCGGTGCAGACCGCGAGCGGCGACGGGCTCGTGACCGTGGCCGTCACCGGGACCGGAGCCGGCACACAGGTGCCGCAGTCCGGGTTCGGCACGGGCATCGGTGGCGTCGGCGAGGGTCACGGCGGGCGTGGCGGACAGCCGCGTCGTCTCCCCATCATGGTCGTCCAGACTCCCGCCGTCCGAGGCTGGGGGGCGGGGACCGGCGCTCGGGCAACCGCCCACGGCACGGGCATCGTCAACGACGACGACATCGTCCTCGAACTGATCGCGTAGGAGTCCGTATGGATACCCTCAAGGCCGAGCAGCTCGGCTCACGTAAGTGGCGCGTCCTCGCCATCCCGTTCGGCGGCCCGTTCGCGGGCGGCCGGGATCTCGACGGCGAGTACTTCAGCCCGCGCACCGACATCAAGGCGCACTGGTTCCGCGAGCGCCCGGTCATCTTCCACCACGGGCAGCACTCCGCCGTCAAGGACGAGGAGTTCGGTGTCGAGGAGATGGACTCCCAGCCATCCAAGGACGGCTGGTGGGGCACCATGTTCTTCGACCGCGAGATGCAGCGCAGCTCACAGTACTGGGACCAGGTCAACCGGCTTCTCGCAGCCGGCAAGATGTACGGCTCATCGGGCGCCATCGCGCACCTCGTCCTCAAGGCGAAGGACGGCGAGATCCTGCGCTGGCCGCACGCCGAGCAGACGCTCACCACGACCCCCGCCAACTTCTACTCCCGCATCACCGCCAGTAAGGCGCTGGCGGGCTTTGACAATGCCGGGATCGCGCTGGATGAGGCCATGAAGGCCGCCATCGCGGACCTCGACGCGATCGCAGATGACCTGCGGCCTGACCTGACGGACGGCGGCGAGCCTACGGGCGACCTGACGGCCGGCGGCGATGCTGCGGCGATGGCGCGACTCGCGGCAGCCCTGGACAGCCTCGAGAGGCTGATCCGCCGCTAGACCCCGACGCTCACTACGGGTCTCCCCCGACACAGGAGAGACCGAATGCCTGACCTCGACCAGAGAGTCGAAGCCCTCACCAAGTCCATCACCGACCTCGCCACCGAGATGCGCGACAAGGCCGACATGCCGGCCGATCGCGTGGAGCAGATCGAGGCCGAGATCGCCGCCAAGGCCGCCGCGCTCGATGAGCTCCAGGCCGAGAAGCGTCAGCAGGCGCTCGACGCCAAGCTGGCCGACCTCGACGCGCGGCTCGCATCCTTCACGCGCGCCAACGCGCAGACCAAGACGGCCGCGATCCTCGCGGGCGTCCAGCCGGCCCAGCCGACCGGCATGAAGATCGGCAAGTACTCCGAGACCAACTTCCTCAACGCCCTCGTGGCCCGCCGGACCGGCGACACGGACGCGCAGGAGTTCGTCAAGGCCGTGCTGGGCACCAGCGCGGCGACCGGCCAGGCCATCGTGCCCGGCAACTTCGTGTCCGAGCTGGTGGCGGCCCTTGCGCTGTCCAACATCTACAGGTCGCTGTTCGAGGTCACGTCGGGCGTCCAGGGCGCGGGCGTGAACGTCCCCTACGAGGCCACCGCGGTCACCGCGGCGCTCGTGCAGGGCGCCTACGGCTCGAACAAGGACATCCGGGACTTCTCGTTCGCCACCGCCACGGCCACGCTGTACACGATCGCGCAGATCGCGGACATCGGCAACCAGCTCCTCCGCCAGTCCAACGGCGGGGCCGAGCGGGCGGCCCGGCGGCGCCTCGCGCAGTCGATCGGCATGACCGAGGCCACCTGGATCACCAACGGCTCGGGCTCGTCCCAGCCGCTGGGCTTCTTCCCGGCCTTCCTCGCCTACGGCGACGTGGCCGCGTTCAAGACGACGCTCAACTCCGAGCCGAGGCTCGCGACCATCGCCCGCGGCATCGCGGCGATGGAGACGCGCGGCGTCATGCGCGACAACCTCGTCATCGTGGCCGACCCGACCACCTACTGGGAGATCGCGTCCGAGGGCCTCGGCACCACGTACGCCGGCGGCTGGGCCGTCGATCCCGCGGGCGGCGCGGCTGCCAACCCGCCCATCACCTCGGCGTGGGGCGTCCCGCTCCGCTCCGACCCCAACTGGCCGTCGGCCTACGTCGGCACGGCGCTGATCATCGATCGCGCCGAGTGCGACATCTTCACCGGCACCGAGTTCCGGATCGACGTGTCGAGCGAGGCGGGCAACCGCTTCGACCAGAACGTCACCGGGTTCCGCGCCGAGGAGGAGTTCGCCTTCAACGCCGAGCCCGCGGTCCGCACGGGCC